ACAGAGCATGTACCCGCAATTTTGGCAAAAGCTGATTCACTCTGAGCGACTATGCTCTTGATTTTTTCGGCTCTTTTTGCTGTCATTGTTTTCATAAAGTCAATGTAAGCAATTCGAGACGAACCGTCAAGTATTTGTGACGTTTTTTGTAGATAAAATTCCCGTGAGATTTTTTTCTAAACAGAGAGAGCCGTCGAGGCCCCAACTACTCGTGACGACCCCACCCGTCAGGGAAGAACCTACAATGTTTTTTTATGAGCCTTCCAGACGCGTTTACAGGCTCTCTGCGGGGCTTTATTGTTCCCATTAGGGGGTAGGGTAGGGGGAGGGGCTACCATGCCTTGTCTATGGCCCGTGTTAATGCTTTCTGTATCTCGTTTTCTATGTTGTCATTATAGACCTTTTCGACTATCTCTGCCCATTTAAGCCGGGGTTTATACTTGGCTTGTTCAGAGGCTACGAGCACGGGGACGGCAAGCTTACTGCCTAAGCGTTGCATTACTATGGGTTTTGTGGGATGGAAGAAGAAACCGCCAGTCTTGCCCCGTGCCTTCTTCTTGCCTTTCTGTCTGTTTGCTGTATAGCCTGAACCGTCTGGCGCTTCGAGTACCTGTAGTTCTGAGAGCATCTTCACGAGTGCTGAGCGTTTAGGGTTTCCGAACCCGTCTAACTCCATATACCGGGTGGGCACGAAAACCTTTTTATCTTTGTTTATTCCGGTTACAAACTTGGCGCCAATGATACGCTGTAGCCTGTTCTCAAAGGCTTTGGGTGTTCTCTTGCCGCCGTCGATCTCTGGGGCGAGGTATTGCGCCGGGCTAACTGCATTGCCTGACTTTTGCTTAAAGGTCTTATTGTCATTGATACCTATTAGGGCGAATATCTCAGAGGCTTGCGGGTCTGCCTTTTGGACAAGTACACTATTTATGGTGCGCGGGGTTGGGCGGTCGAAGACTTGCTTCATGTTGGCCTGAATGGCAGCGCGGACGAGAAAGGCTGTATTGTTTACGGCGATAGCTTCGGCATCGGGAAAGGTCTTTGCCATAGTGCGCAAGCCTGAGAGGTAGCCCTCTGCGTCGACTATTGCCTCAATTTTCATACTGTCGATGTCTCGTCGTAACCTAATTCGTTGACGGTGTTATCAATGACGATTCCCTGCATCGTTGCCGAAATGCTTTGATTGTTTGCGGATACGGTCGCCGTCACCTTAACGATGGTCTTTTCTGTTAAGCGTAAAGGTATGTGAAAATCGTACATGTCACTTGTTGATCCTGAACCGTTTACAACCGTATTCCCCCGAGTATTAAAAATACCGCCAAAAGGTTTTATTAGCAGATTACCAGTAGTAAATCCTGTGCTTGCTGTACTGATTGCCCAATCATAAAGCAAAAGCGATTTGCCAAGCGGTACTTGATAGACTATCGACTGTGACTGATTTTCTGTTGGCTGCATTTGTTGTTGTATAGATGAATTTGCGGCTGTCGATGTGCATGTGATTGTCCCGACATTTGCGCTAGTGCTGCCTGCGGTGCTTCCTATCATGCGATGAACAATCCAGTATTTATTCACGGAAAGCACAGCCGATGTGCCGTTTAGAGTAATTGTTTCTGAAATTTCTGCATAGGTGTCATCAAGTCCAGTAATGGTTAAAGTTCTTAACCCTGTGCCGTTTGAATTGTCGTTTGTTGAGCTGCTAACGATGCTTACTTTTTCTGCTGTTGTCGGTGCTGCCCATGTTCCGCCCTGTGAAATTATATCCTCAGAAGCTCCGGTATCGACATCTGCGTTTTTACCGATTTTGTAAAAGCGTGTAACACCTGGAACCTTGCCGCGAGCAACGGCGACGATGAAGTCTTCAGTCATAGTTTACCCCTTTAAAAGTTTTTCCTCAATCACTCGCGCTGTGGTTTCGCAAGTAAGCATCTTGTTAATTATTCCTGTGCGGTCGGTAGTCATCGTTACTTCGAGAATCTTTATATTACTTTGTAAATTGAAATCCACAAACGGAAAATGACGAGCTATGAAATGCGGCACGTCTACCTTTTTAAAGTCGCTTGGCATCAATCCCACTTGCATACCTCCGTTTGCTTTGCTGGCAAACTCAGTTTTTCGAATGGCTCGGCCATGGGTTGCAACCGACGGACAGAGAAAAGGCCGTCCATAGGAACAATAAAGCGGCCAGACTTGACAACGCATTTTGCTGAGCCGTGCGCGATTTCTGGGCGTGTCTTTTCTGTGATGTCCCGCACCGTAAATTCATAACGCGACTCTTCGCAATTCTCAGTGGGGAAGTAAGGCCGACAAACATAGTCGACCTGCGCGAGGGTTAAAATAAGATCATAGAAAGCGATGAACGCGAAAGCCCGCAACATGATTAAAAGCCTCGCACCAAATTTACGCCGTCAAGCATATTGCCACTTGAAACCATTGGCGCGGGTGCCAAGTTTTAACGCCTCTGAAAGCGTACCGAGACAGATTTCATTTTCTCGCGCTGCCTGAGTCAAAGACTCGTATCGCTTACCGTCGCTGCGTAATAGCGGTTTCTTTTTGCCGTTGTATTTTCGATTGTCGATTTTCATGGTTAAAGATATTCCCATTTAAATCCGTTTGCACGTATCCCGATTTTCAGGGCTAATGATATCGTGCCGACCGTCAATTCATTATCGCGCGCGGCTTGTGCTAAAGATTCATACTTCTTGCCGTCGCTTCGGACGACGGCTTTCTTTTTTCCGGTATTCTTTCTGTTAGTCATACTGCCTCATCAAACATTTCAAGCTGTGAATTTTCTTTCATGGCATTCTCGGCGTTTCGTGCGGCGACATCGAAATAGCTTTTTTTTAATTCGACACCGATGGCCTTGCGGCCCATTTTTAATGCTTGATAAACCTCAGAGCCTATGCCCATGAAAGGCGTAAACACTGTGTCGCCTTTGTTTGTGTAAAGCGTGATAAGGCGCTCAATCGTCGGCAGTTGTAATGGGCAAATATGCTTGTCATCGTTCGGCCCGCGACCGGCTGTATAGTTTAGAGTATCACCATAATCAATGTCCATCCATACCGGCGATGCGTATTTTTGCCAAGTGTCAACGTCGATATTCATATTCACTGGCTCGCTGCGTTCTCCGTCTTTCCTAAACACAAGAACATAATCAGGGATGCCGACCCGCGACATAGTGGAATCCTTTTTCGTCTGCTTATGAAGCAAGCCAAGAGCCTTAGTCCGCTGCATTTCTGTGACCGGGTTTTTCCATATCGTAACCCGTGAATGGTAGATAAACCCGATCTCTGAGAATAGTTTAATGATCTCACCGGAATAATCCCGAAGGCCGATGAACCCTTCCTTACCTTTCTGGATTGGTAAATCCATGCAGTGTAAAGCGACATTACGCCCCGGCTTTAATATCCGGTAAAGCTCCCGAACCATGAATGTAAATTGTTTCATATATTCAGAATAGCTGCCGACATTGCTCATATCGTTAGGATCATCGCTGTAAGTGTATAGATCGGCGAACGGTGGCGAAAACACGCTGAATCCCACCGACGCATCCGGCATTTTTTGCATCTCTGTGACGCAATCCCCATTTGTGATTTGATAATCTGATTTTTTAATCTGCATTGACTTCCCTCTTTTTGTTTTCCATTCGCCGGTTATCTTCTCTATTGTCTCGGCTTGTTTTTTCTTGAAATTCTTTTCCTTGCCCTGAATCACTTGCCATACCGATTTCATAGACTCCGGTATGACGTTTATGATTCTAACATTCTTCTTTTGACCGAATCGCCATGACCGACGGACCCTTTGATAATACTCCTCAAAAGAAAAATTCAGGCCGCTGTTTATTTGTGTCGCACAGTTCTGCATGTTGAGGCCGTACATTGCGATTTTTGGTTTTGTGATTAGTATTCTGACTTCGCCTTTCCGAAAGGCGTTTATACGCTCAGACTTAACATCATCGCTCATTGAGCCATTGACCTCTACCGAATCCGGTATGGCCTGCGCGAGGCGCCTTGACTCTTCGTTCTGCAAAGTCCATACGATAATTTGCCCTTCAATATGCGAACACATGCCCGCAATCATATTGACTCGCTCGTCTTGTGTAAGTCTCAGTTCTGCATGGAGTTTTGTCGCGTCGAATTTTACATCGCTGAATAAATGGCCATCCTTTGCGCCGGTAGTAAGCCATACGCATTCAGTTTCCAGTTTCGGCAGCTTGTACTTTTTCTGCGTGAACCCGTACCGGGCCGGGTCATCAATCGTGATTGACCAATCTTTTAACCATGAAATAAACTGACCCTCTGCATGGCCTTTGAGTCTCCATTTTTGAGTCTCTCCGCCATCGTGCACAAAGAAACGCGAGAGCATCGCAAGTCGAGACATGACGCCCAAAAACTCCGCATGGTTTCCGATCTCTGTATCGTCGTTCGGGTCTGGGGTAGCTGTACATGCTAAGCGATATTGTATATTTTGGGCAAAGTCGATTAGCTTTTTCTTTGTCTGACCCTGAAAGTTTTTCAGGATGCTGCTCTCGTCAAGAACGATGCCGCCCCATCCGTCGGCGGGTATGTTGCCCAACTGTTCATAATTCGCGATGAATATCGACCCATTCCGATGCCCGTCGAATCGCTGAATCTCTACACCAAGGATTGTGTCCGCCTCTTCTATTGTCTGGGGGGCTACCGCAAGCGGGCAGAGAATCAAAACCGGCTTTCCCGTATGCTGACTTACCTGCCATGCCCATTCTGACTGCATGGCGCTCTTGCCTAAACCGCAATCAGCAAATATCGCATACCGGCCTTTTTTAAGTGCGGTCTTAACTATCCACTGCTGGAAGTCGAAAAGCGCTGGATTGACTTCACAGTCAAATCCATAGCTCTCGACCGGCTTTATTTTACTTTGGATGAAATTTTCATATTCTGTCATCTTGTCCCCCTAAATAAGTTCTGAAATCTCGATCTTTTTCCCGATCATGTCTTTGATTTGGCCCGGTGAAATATCCCAACCGACCCCACGTAGTTTGTAAACCCGCATGGCCGCGTATTCGTGCGGCACGTCATCACGACCGGCAAGCCGCAACGCTTCGAGCACATCGACGCTGAAAAAGTCCGCAATCTTTTTGTTATAGCTTTTGTGGTCGTAACATGCGACCGCGTAGGCTTTGTAACCGTGCTTCGCTGCCTTAAGAAGCTCTGGCACTTGATGCGGTTTGAAATCTTTGAGGCGCAACCGAAAAGACTTCGGCACCTTTGCCTCTATGGTGAAGAAAGCGCCACCGATTGCCGCGTGTATATCATAAGGCCGCGCCGGGGAAAACTTCGCCATGATTCCACGGTTGTCTGGTATCTTATACCAGTGGCCCCCGGCTTTTCTCCATGCGTTGCCAAACTCTGTGCAAAATTCACCCTCTGGGTTTTTACGCTTAGACATGACTATGCCCTTACACCGCATCGGATGCACTCTGTAAAGACTCCGCTGTCTCGGCTTGTTTGCTTAAAATCATGTCCGCCATAAATAAAGCATGTCTTCGCGCTTGATTCAAGTATAATGTGCGATGCGGCCTTGACGCTTTCTGTCACTCTCACCTCGTCTTCGGTCTCTGGCCATTTTTTCAGGCGCTCAATGTATATTTTTCCCGCAAGTTTCACGAGTTCTTTTTGAATGTCTTTCATGGCTTAACCTTTGGCGGGCAGGTTGTCGTCCGTCCGATTTGTCCTTTACTCCATTGCGAGTCCATATTTGAGCCGCTGTTCGTAAATTGAAACGCGCAACACCTTTGGCTTTTAAACACCTTTTCACAGTTTGGCAATCGATCTTTGTCAATTCCGCCTATCCATGGGTTATGAGCACACCCCGAAACGCATGCGACTGATTCAACTTCGACGATTTGAACCTCTGGAACGCCGCAACAAACGGCGAACAAACTTAGCAGTATATTTTTTTTAATCATGGTAGTTTAACCTCCGTTAAAGCCGAGAGGCGAATCAGCATTGCATCCCGCGCTTGCTTGTCTCCCACACAAAACTTTTCGCATATTTCCTCTATCGGCTGTTGCGCCGTAACGATGAGCCGAAAGCCTTTACCGGCCCGCGCTGCATCGAAAATCAAAAACAACTTTCCGCGCATTGCTTCGCTTGGCATGATTTGCCCGATGTCATCCAAAACCCAAAGGCCGGAAAACTTCGGCGGTTCATTGTTCATCGCCATACGTGTAAGTTCTGTTTTCAATTGCTCGCCCTTCAATACCTTTACGCCGCGCTGGTAAGTCATCGCACACGCAGCGGCCAAAGTCGTCTTTCCCTGTCCGGTCGCTCCATAGATGTAAAGACTCTTGCGCGCCTTGAAATCATCCAACGCCTTTGACTGACGAGGTGAAAGCGTCGGGATTTTCTCAAGGCCAAGGTCGCGGAGAATCCCTTCCTGGTATTCGTCGAGACGCGCGGCTTTTTTGCATGGGCAAATATCTATTGCGAGCGGGCGGCATATCGTCGTATCGATCTTTGCATCCGGGTTTACCTCGCCAAAGATGTCGCTCTCATCATGCTTCGGCATTTTTTCCGCTAAGGATTCTTTCAGGGTGCCGATAATTTGTTTATGCTCTTCGAGTGTCGTGCTGTATGTCGTTTGCTCAAAGCGTCTAATCACGTAGCCCTGACCGCTGCATGGCAAAACGCATTCGCCGACAGTGTGGAAAGTCCCGGCGCATCCGTCTTTCTTGTCGTCGCCTTTTAGCTGAGCAATAAGGGCGGCCGTTGCATCTGCTTTCGTTTTAATGGTGAGAGTGTCTTTCTGTATCATTCTTTATGCCTCCGTAAAGAAAAACCCGGCGCGAACCGGGCAAGTGTTTTACTTTGTTCTCGTCTTTGATATCCGCGATAACTTGACGCGCCGCGTTTTGGATTTCATCCATGATGCGACCGTCTTTCAGTTCTTCGAGGGCTATCACATTTTGCTTTGACATTGTTTCTCCTATGCTTTTATAAAGCTATTCATTTTTAGCCATCGCCTGCGCCTACGCCTAAGCCTACGCCTGCGCCATCGCCATCGCCATCGCCATCGCCATAGCCATAGCCATCGCCATCGCCATAGCCATAGCCATCGCCATCGCCATAGCCATAGCCATCGCCTGCGCCATCGCCTACGCCTAAGCCTACGCCTGCGCCATAGCCATCGCCTGCGCCTGCGCCATAGCCATCGCCTGCGCCATAGCCATCGCCTGCGCCATCGCCTGCGCCTGCGCCTGCGCCTGCGCCATAGCTTGCGCCATAGCCTGCGCCTACGCCTGCGCCATAGCCATCGCCTACGCCTGCGCCTGCGCCATAGCCATCGCCTGCGCCTATCGTTGCCATACACTCACCTTGCGAATAATTGTTTCAGCTTCGGCTGTGCATTTTAAAATCTCAATGGCTTGCAAAAGCTGCACGTCTACCGGCTGTGCGAATTTGCAATTTTGTGGGGCTTTAACTCCATCATTTGCCATCTGCGAAAGCGATGCGGCGCCATCCCAGTACCATAAGCGACGCGCGTCTGTCATTTCAACCTCTTGCCCTGATCGCGCCTTTAGAATTCCAGCAAACACACCAGCCGAGTATGTGCGAACGATGCAATACTTCCCGCGATAGTCAGTCATCTCTGAAGCGATTTCGGCTGTCGCTGAAATATCCATCTTTTTGCATCCGATTTCCTTTTCGATCTCGGCGTTTATTTTCCGGTGCTCTTCAACCTCGCCAAGTGTCATTTTCTTAATATCTTTCATTTGTTTCTCCTATGCGATTTGTTTTTGATTCCTTTCCTGATTTTCCCGTTCGAGTACATCGACAATAGCAGGTGCCCACTGTCCGTGTTCGTTTACGTATCGTGAAAAAGAATCCGGTGAAATGTTTTTCTTTAGGGTCATAATGTCCCACTTGGCTGACCAATCGTGAAACGCGGTTTCAAGTTCCGCGCGGGTCATGTTTTGGTAATTTGGGAAGGGCTGTGCAATCTCTTCGACGGCCTTCACCGGTTGTAACTGATGCCATCGACCTGATAAAGTGGTCGGCGTGAAACCTGCCTCTTTCCAGTACAGATCTGTCGGCTTGGCGTTTTTTATCCGGCGAAAAAGGTCAGCGGCCATAGACTTTACTTTCTCCATGCTTTCGCCTGACTGTTCCCAAATCCTTTGAAAGGCTTTGCCCCACTTGCCTGACTCTTTACCCCATGGGAATTTATTTTGAGCATGCAACGCGGGATAACCCTTTTCAAATATGTCTGCCATCTCTTTAGCTGGGTAAGTATGCTTGCGCTTTTTAACAGTGGAGCCGTCGCCGATAGGCGCGGGAGTATTCTCTGTGGTAGTCTTTGTTGTATTCTCTGTTAAAGAGAGTTTGCTGCTTTTCCGCATACTTGTATGCAGGGTTTCCGCATCCTGAGCCTGCGGGTTTCCAGCATCCTGAAACCTTGACTCATAAAGAGCCGAAAGCGACTGAATCAGCTTATCAAAGTCGATTCTGAAATACAGCTTAGCCGGGTTGCCTTTAAGCTTTTCCTGCATGATACCAGACTCACGCAGCTTTTTGCGGGCCGTTTCTTGCTCTGTACGTGTAAGGCTGATTTCCCGTTTCCAGTCCTTTTGTGATTTGTAAATCCACCCGTCCGGGTCATCTTGTTTATCTCGCCAGTAGAAAAGCTGAGAGAGTAAAACGCCCGCGTTTGTGCTGTCGACGATTGCCGCAAAGTCTGGGTAAAATGCCACAGGATTCGAGGTCAAAAACTCTTTGAATGTTTCTTTGTCTGTCATAGTTCTCCAAATAAAAAACCCTCGGCTACGTTGGAGGAGACCTTTACCAGCCGGGAAGAAGCGGCCTATAAAGTCCAACGTATGCGAGGGCTTTCTTTTCTTCCTCGATGTCTCACGGTCTCCACCGTGTACGCCTTTCGACGCTCAGACAAGCTAACAAAGAATCAATGCGCCGTCAATTTATTTAGACGCCTTGCGCCTCTCTCTATATTGCCGCATGTATTCTGATTCACAAGACCGGCAAAAAGACCGATGCTTATTCGTGCGCGGTTTATCGCAAACGGTGCAGACCATAGAGCCCGCTTTCTTGCGTTTCCTTGTAAGGTTTACCGTGAAAGAATTACTCTTCATCGTCCACCCCTAAAAGGCGAACATAGACAAGCCCTTTCTTTCGATTGCATCTAATACGGTATACTATGCCACCGACCGTTTTAAATGCCTTTAGCGTATCGTCTACAAAGGTAATATGCGTTGCGTGAAAAGTATGTGGCCCGATAAATAAATCCCAACCGCGCATGATAACCTCTGGTAATGCGCCGTTCATCGCTGGCAATGTTTCGATGTGCTTGACCTTGATTGACACGTCTTTTATATTTGCCACGATCATGGAGGAACCATGTCCTCTGGCCTTTCCTCCCAAGTAGCGCAGTGACGAAGTATAACCCCGTTCTCCCCGCGCTCAGGGAAAAGAGTCCACTTGTCCGCGTCTCTGTCTTCGTTCAGGAATTGCAAACGCTTATACGCTGCCCGCTTTAGTTCCCAAAACTCAGCCTTGGAAAGTTCTGCGGTAGAGTTTACAATAAAATACTCGCGCCCGAAAAGCGTCTTATACTCTCCGTAGGCCACGTTGCGTGTCGCGTCAAAGGCGTCTTGCATAAGCAGATTTGACACCTGCCGCTTGTCCATGCCGACCTCATCGCCAAGAATCGTGCAGCGTTCAAAATGCGCATTGCTTTGCGAAAGCTCCCGCTGTGGAGATTCTTTGACTATGCGGAGAATAAAACGCGCGTTCTCTTTTTGCTTCATCGCCCAACCGTCAAAGGCTTTGCGGCGGTCGAGAATCAGGCGCCCGCCTTTTATTGTGCCAGAGTATTCTTGCACTACTTACCCAATAAGCGCCGCAAATCGTTTTCGGCTTTCTTAATCTCTTCGGCGTAATATTCTGCGCTGCGCTTTAGTGACTCGACTTTATGTTCTGCGCTTCGTATCATGTCGAGACGTCGTTTCGCGTCTTCATTCTTGTGGCCCCACCACCAACCCGCAAGGCTTCCGGGAATTGGTATTCACTTTGCTTCTAAAACTTTGCAAGCTCTACAGACTCGCGCCTTTAGGTCTTCAAGCTCTCGGTTGCGTGAGTTGAGTAAGTCAGCGTCTGCGCCTTCGTCTCTGCACGGCATTTTATTTACCCGCCATCGCTTCGCCGTTTTTCTCTGCTTCGATTAGCAGATCATAGCGCCGCGCCTTGCGTTCAAGGTCGCCGAGGTGCTTCATCAGTTCGACGATATGCTTTCCGTTCTCCGCGCTTTGCGCTCGTGCATTATCTCTCATAAGCCACACAATTCTCAAAATGCGCCGCATGATTTCCGGTGAGCATCCAGCACGATCGGCCACATGGTCAAAGATATTGCCAAAAAGTTTTTCGGTGTTCTCAAACATCCGTTCGGTTTGTTCGTTCATTCTCTCCCCCTCAATCGTAACTTGTGATAGTCTGGCGGGTTCCGTGGTGTCGGGTATTCAATCCCAACGCGCCCGCATTCCTCGGCCAATAGCTGCAAAGACCGGCGAACCCGTGGCCGATAATCCCACATGGCTTCGGGCATCATGTTTTCTATCATCCACAACCGCTGAGCCACAGGGCGCACGATGTCCACACCTTCGACCTGAAGAAAGTCAAAGCATGGCTCACCGCGTACCGAGTGACACCCGCGCACAACGTAAAAGATATTCCACGGGCAGTTCGCCAGCGCCGGATAATCACCTGCCGAGAATACGTGCGCCGGGTCTCCGCCTGAAAGCCCGGTGAATAAGCAACGGCCATCGGTGCGTTTCCATGCTTCGCGCTGTGCTTGTTCGCGGGTCATGGGTTAATCACCTTTGCGGTCATGCTGGCCATTGTCTCCCAAAGAAAAGCCGTCGTGCTTTGTTGTTTCTTTTTCATTGCGCTGTCCCTTGTTTCTTTGCCCACTCGTCACGAAGCACAGAAAAGAAGTTCTCAAAATCTGAAGAGCAGTCTTCAAACTTCTTGAACATCTCTGATTTGCTTTGATACCCGAGACGGAGGCAAAGGCTCATAGCCTCTTTACCGTCGTCTGACTTTTTCCACTTTTCAATAGTGGTGATAATCTTAGCCTCTCGCGCCTTGGCGTCCGCCGCTTCTTTTTCGATGCGCTCGCGCTCTTTGTCGTCTTCGCTTACTGCGTCGGCCACGGTCTCCGCCTTTTGGGGCGTCACGTCCTTGGCTAACTGTTCGGCCCTGTGGTTAGTCGCTTCAGGCATTACGATGGGCTCGCCATGTTTTGCCTGTGCCATCTCGTCCTCTGTGTAAAGGCCGCTAAGTTCTTGCGGGAAAGCCGCGCGTCTCGCCAATGCTTCGGCGCATTTCGCCAGCATGACTTCGGGCATCTTTTTCCACATTGCATTCGGTGCGCCGTTTCTATCTGTGACGACATAACTTGAAAACTTAGCCACTCCCCATAAAGGCTCCGTGAAGTCCCGGCAGAGAATCCCAACCTTTGCCGCGTGTGGTGCTCCGTCGCCTAACCAAACGTCAGACCATGCACCGTCTTTACCGCACCAAAAAGGGCCAACCATGCCTTGATATTTTCCCGTGCGCTGAGAGATTAAGCGGAAACCGTCAATTGAAAACTGCCATGTCATCACTCTCTTTTTAACCCATTCGCCATGTTCATTCTGAACATTGTTCACGCGCGAGATAAAATAAATCTGACGTGCGAAAGGGTCAAGGCCGGTGCGTTTGACAACCTGCATAGCAAGCTCAAATTCTTCGGGGCTTGCGTCTTTTGCGATGGTATCCCGCAAAAGCTTTATGCGTGTGTCCGGCCATTCGTGTTCGACCACCGCCAACGGCTTTGATTCGGTCTTTACTACTTCCGCTTTCGCGGCTTTCTTTTGACGTGCCATTAGCGATCACCTATTCCAATTTTTTCGCGAATGTCTGTTGCATGCAGTTTTTTTTCTTCGCGCATGATTGCTTTTATCTCCGTCATTATGTTCTCGAATGACTGAGAATGCCTATGCGCAAAATCATTACCGCCCGCCGCAATATGGCCCTTTATCCACCATGCTACGTCCGCAAGGTTGTCATGGTCTTCCAGTGTAAAGCGTGCCATTATGCAACCATCCGATAAATCGCTTCGGCCTGAGACACAAGCGCCCGCGCTTTATCCGTGACGATTTCGCTTTTCACGACGCCTGAAAGAATCAATTGCAGTCGGGCACATTGCAGCATCCGCCCGATGCTTTGCCGGTACATCTCTTGCAGTTCTTCAAGCCGTGCGTCATCTTCCATGCTTATGACGATAACATCCCGCAAATTGCGCAGGATTTCAGATTGTGTGTTCATCGTCTTTAGTAGCTCGCCACACGCGGCCATGCGTTCAAGAGTCACGCGCCACCCCCTTTGTTTTCGCGGTGCCAGTTCTTTGACATAAGATCGCGCCTTCCTTGCTCGTCTGGGCGCCCGTACTTTATGCGGCCCGTCAGATTGTCGCGGTACTGAAAAATAGCCATGCCCAACGCTGTACCACCAGCCGCTCTCCGTGGCAATCCTGACAAGAACCCGCGCCGCTTGCCGCCGCCCTTCGCCTTCCCGATTCGCACACCTGGTGGCTTTGCCGCGCCTTGCGTCTCTGCTTCGAGTTTACTTCGCGCCATACCAGAAAACATACCAGCCATAAACGCGGGCAAAAATCTTTTGAATCCTGATTTCACTTTTTCGCCTTCCTTGCGTCTTGTTGACGCTCTGCCGTTTCGATAATTGCGTTTTCAATCCACACCTGAACGCCGCGCCGGTCAGCCTTTGCCGCCTTTACCGCTGCCTTGTGGTATGTCTCGCGCATCTTAAAGCCGACGACCCTTTCGTCTTTTGCCTTTTCTTTCTTCATAGGCGCCCTGATAAAATCACGACTAACATGAACGCCACCGTGAACAATGGCAAAAGCCATACCGGAACCCCTGAAAGCGGCATCGGATATAATTCATCCGATGGAACCGTAAATGGTTTTTCCTTCTTATTCTTCTTTTTCATTGTTTCCCCTTAACCTTGTTGTAAATTTGATTTGCGATAATTAAGTTTATGCCGCACGAGCAAAGACACCCGATGGCTTGCCTGTCAAGGCCGACTGTAAATAGCATCACAGCGACACCAACCGTCAGGCCGCTAATCCACACGAGCACAAAGACGAGAATCACTTGCGCCCCTTGAGCCATTCGCCAAGCGTCTGGCGGTGTTCTTTGAGCTGTGCCGCTGAGCGTTCTTTGCGCAAAAAGTGTGCAAGGCGCCGCCTGACTTTATGCACATTTTTCGGATGCATCGCTGCATTGCTTAATGTGACTTTAGTAAAGCCCATAACTTCCATGAAACCGTCTTGATAGTTGCTGTTCTTTGATGCTTTTAATATCTCGTCTGTAATCTTAGCTATTTTTTTCATGCGGGCCTGTGTCAGACATGACACCTTTTGTCAACCTTTTTGCATACTTTTATACACCATTTGGCGACATAATGCAGAATGCGCGACGCTGCATAAAAGGCTTTGCGCCTTACCATGGCGATACAGTAGCGGGCATGAAAGCAAAAAACCTTGTGAGTCTTTGTCTCTTTATTGTCTGCGTTGGGGTCGGTGGATTCGGTGGCGTTGCTGTATTGCTTCATCTGTGCGATAAAGCCGAAGCGGTGCCCGGCGTCCGTGAATACGTAGCCGGGTCTGTTTTAGGCGCGGTTGCCCTTGTGGTTTTTGTGTGGGGCGGGGAGGTTTTACTTAGCTATGCCGCCCGAAAGTATGCGGAGAAAAAAACCACGTCCGAACCAAAGCACGGCGACCACGGCCAAGGCGATTAAAGAGCCAACAAGCCACCGCCATTTACTCGCGGCGCTTGCGTTCTCCTCAGCCTTTACCGCTTCTTTGTCCCGGTCTTTGCCGAGCGTTTCGGCTTGCTCGTCGATTTCGTCGAAGAGTTGCGAAAGGGCTTCTTCGTCTTCTTTTTCGATTTCGTATTTTTCAACGATGGCGCGGGCGTCTTTTGTTCGGTCTTTGATTCTTTCCGCTTGAACGACTCCGACGCCTTGGGTAGTGCGACAGGCTGAAAGGATGACCACAAGAGCCAACCCACTAAGCCACCTAAGCAGAGTGCAACGACTATAAACTCGACCATACATCAGCCCGCCTCGGCTTTCGCCTTTTTGTTATCGAGGTATTTCATAATGACTGGTATCCCCCACCCGAGGACAACGACGAGCACGGCGAGCCAATAGACGGCGGGTAAAGTAATTCCGATGATCGTGACCGGATTGCCGTTTTGCTGTGCAAATTTTTTGTCTGATTGTAACTGTTCAGTAACGACCCGCTTAAACTCTTTCGAGCATTTCGACTTTTGCACATAGTCTATGGTTGAGTCGATGTCGCGTGTGTCGTTTGTTTCAACGAGACGCGGCCCTACAAAGAAAATTGTCAACGCTATAAACAGGAAGACAAAGCCAATGATATTTGACCTGTAGTTTTTTTTCGCCATGCGCTCGGCGGTAAGACGACCGCCAAGCCGTCAACGGTTAAATGAGGCGCATCAGGTCATTGAAAAACGGGAAGTCAGCTTCGACGATTAACCCGTTAAAGCGGCGCGTCGGTGGCCTATCAATGGGCCCCGTCCATCCGCAAAGCTCGACAATCTTGTCAACGTCGGCATGCTTTTGAGGGACGATGCACCCCGCGCTTGCAAAGTCGATGCTTTTCGCGTTGTCCTGATTCTTGCGGTGGATATTTATCGCGCACACGTCGGCTTTATAAACTCGCTCCCCGGCATTGACCTTCTTGTCAAAATTGACATCCTCGAACCAGTCCAACGGACCGACCTGAATAAACGCCTTCCCGTTGTGCTTGCCGAAGCGCCACACGTTCGGATAAAAACCGGGCTTTATTGTTCCCTCGCGGACGCCGTACTGTTTGCGGGTTTCCGGCGTCCACTTTGTACCGGGTACAGCGGCGCACCGTGCGGCAAAAAGCCCATCGTCGCCTACAATCGCGATGCAGTCTTGAAAAGTATTGTCTGCTTTTACCGTGGTATCTCGCGCAATAAGGATGTTTCGATCTTGCCACGGGTATTTATTCTCCCCGTAAAATTCCTTTATCGCGAAGTGTAAAGGCTTTGGCCCTTTCATAATTGTTTTCATATTTTCCTCTTAGTATTTTTCGCTGTTTCTAAAACTTCGATTCTTTGGCTATGGAGGGCAATCTCTGTGTCATGCTTTGACACTAAATTTATCAGGGTGTTGTGTCCGGCTTTGAGTTCGTCAAGGTTCTTGCCCAGTGCTCGCAATACAGCCCACGTCACACCAGCGCCAAACGTGATGCCGCCGATTTTAATTATCATGTCCACGCTTTTGTAAAAGTCTTGTTCTGGTATGGCCTGCACTACTTCTTTAAGGTATAGAAAAAACGGCAAGGAATCCTCTGTTATTTTGTAAAATGTTTCGCTCAGCATTTCCATTATTCTAATTTCCGAAAACTATTACGTTTACAATGGAGCAGTTAACCGCGTTGCCATCAACGTCTTTAACATTAAATCGAAATGCTGTCGTCGATTGTGATGTAATGTCGACGCCATCAGGTGCACCTCCATCTCCTTTAACTGTCACGCATGCTGCGTAATTTGCATCTGTGAACGCGGTAGAGAAATTTACCGTATAGTCCCCCGAGGAATTTTTTGTTACGTTAGTTACACCAAAACCGGCAGCTATTGTTATAGGGTCTGACGCTGTGCCGTCAAACTTACACCAAGCAGACTTTGCCGAAAATCGCAATTGCAAATAGGATTTGATCGTTGACCACAGCCAATAAACAACAGAGTTTGAATTCTCAGAATTCGCCCCGGCGAAGCGGTCACTGTCAACGATGGTGCCTTTTGACGTGGCGTTTATTGCGGTGCCTGTGACATCCGCACCCGTCGCGATTCCTGAAAGCTTCGTTTTTTCTGTCTGTGAATATTGCTTGTAGGTTGAACCGTCTGTCACCTGATCTTGCGTGTAGTCACTGGTAGTCGCAACGACATCGCCACTGCGCCCAAAGACTGTATCGACTCCGCCCGGCGGCCCCGGTGGTCCTTCTGGGATGACGGTCTCTAAAACGCGCTTGTGTGCGAGATACCCGCCGCCTTTGTAAATAATGATTAGCGTTTCGCCTTCGAGAGAGCTATTTACAATGACATAGCCACGGGGCTTGAGCTGTGCTGAATCGCTCCAGAATTGAGACGACGAGGGCTCGCCGGTTGTGGTAATGCGGGTGAGAGGGACAGAGGGGTCTGTGGCAAGATAGACGTTTATTTCAGTGGGGTGTGGTACTTGAGTTAATAGAACCCCAAAGACGCCGGGGAGTTCATCAAACTCAGCTACGTCGAGTTCTTCGCTTATGTCGTCTGTCCAATTCTTTTCACCTGTTCTGGGGTCTATGCGAAGATTTACCGCGTCGGACATAATGCCGCGCGGTAAGGGTTAAGACGGTGTGTCAATAGATTAGCAATATCAAGCCATCGGATCCGGTGCCGTTAGCTCCAGCACCACCGCCGAAAGTTTCAGGGGCGGTTACTGCATCGCCACCACGACCGGAAAAGAATCCGTTGCGCTCTCCGGGTTTGCCATTTTCCGCATGATTTCCATTTCCACCGAACCCACCGGCCGAGCCTCCACCTCCACCCCCCGGGATATATCTAACATCAAGCCAGCCATTATTCTCTGCCGCAGACCTTGAGAACCAATCGATACCATTTTGTGACGTCATTACACGGTTCGTGCCCGTTGATGACACAGCTACATAAATGCCATTCCCATACGTTACACTAAACCAATTATTTAATTCAGGGGCGGTTCTCTCAGTCCAAGTAGCCCCATCAGGTGAAGTCATTATTCGAGCTGAGCCTTCAGCCGAAACGGCAACAAAAAGGCCGCCCCCATAAGTAACACTTAGCCAGCCAGTAGTACCCGGGGTAGTTCTGCTTGTCCACGTTATTCCGTCGGTTGATATCATTACGTTATTACTGACACCGGATGTACCGGCCACCGCCACAAAAAGCCCAGCGCCGTAAGTTATGCTTTGCCATCCATTCGCGCTTGCCGCTGATCGACTCGTCCAAGTCGCACCGTCTGGCGACGTCATTACACGGTTCGTGCCGTTTTGAGCCACCGCCACAAAAAGCCCAGCGCCGTAAGTTATGCTCGTCCAGTCGTTAACTTCAGATTCTAAATGTGCAGTCCAGTTTATGCCGTCCGGCGATGACATTGTCCGATTAGCACCATCAGCAGAAACAGCAACAAAAAGTCCGTTCCCATAAGTAACTTCAAACCATGTATTATTTTCAGCGGCTGTGCGTGATGTGAATACCGCACCGTCTGGCGATGTCATTACACGGTTCGTGCCTGTAGAAGCAACTGATACAATAAGGCCATCACCGTAAGCGATGCTAACCCATGTATTATTTTCAGCGGCTGTGCGTGAGAACCAATCGATACCATTTTGTGACGTCATTACACGGTTCGTGCCGTCAGAGGCAACCGCGATAAAATACCCGTTAGCACCGTTTCCGCCAGTATGTGGTACGCCATTTATCCCTGTGCTCCCAACCGTTCCGGTCCCGCCAGCACCGCCAGAGCCTCCCGAAGTTGCCGAATTCCCGGCACCCGCAACGCAACCAAACATGGTTGTCGCAATCCCCACAACCCCTACTACGTATGCAAACATGTCTCCTCCTATGGCGTCGAGGTCTGCGACTCCGTAAACAGAACCGCCTCCGCCCCCTCCGCCGCCCGCGCTGTGACCATCTCCACCGGGGCCGACAAGCACAAAAAATACCTTTGACACGTTGGCCGGGCGCGACCAATTCCCCGAACCAGTAAGGATTTCAGGCTGTGTCCGGCGCGTTAAGCCAAGGAATTTACCCAAAGACACGAGGTCAGTTGACAGGGATTCTGTGACGTCCTTTATCCGTTTCCCGCTCGCTGAGATTGTCGAGCCGGTCGAGAGCGCCAAAAGCACAGACCCCCGCAAGATTGTTTCGCCCAAAACCCTCAGACTCTCAGCCGTCATGCCACCCTGAACCGTGACAGATCGTTCGAGGTTGAACCGATCATCCGCACGAAAAGACGAGTTTAACCCCATGCCGAGACCGTGGTAAGATATTGTGAACGTCTGCCCGATTCGCGTCTCGTGCACCTCTACAAAAGAGTGTGACCAATAAGTGAGCGCGGAATAATCGACGCGGTAATTTCCGTATGCCGGAACGGTTGTTCGGCTGACCTCTGAGAGAGTGACGAGCGCAGCATCCTTGACAACCACCGACGAAGGTGAGCGACGCTGACAGGCTTCGCGGGTGAAGAATCCGACCCGCCCCAAAGCGTCGAAATACTGCGCGACATGTACTTCATTTGATATCGGCACCGGCCGGAAAACTTGGCGGAAAGGGTCGAAGCGAAAGTCTGTATCTGCCATGATCAGTAGATGATTAAAATAAATCCATTTGCCCCGGCGCCACCCGCACCGACACCACCACCACCACCGCCGCCGTAAACCGTGCCAGCCGTACCAGTTGCGCCCGTACCATCGCCACCCGGCCCCGCAAAGAATCCGTCTGATTCGCCACCATCAGGGCTACCACCGGCCACACCGGCACCGCCGAACCCACCGGCCGCACCGCCGCCGCCGCCGCCCGTACCGCCGCCGCTACCGTTCGCACCTGCCCCACCGGCAACCGCTTTGCCGATACAGTCACCGCCGACCGTACCAGTACCGCCAGCGCCCGCCGTACCGCTCGACGCGTTCGCGCCTTTGCCTGCCGTGCTGCCGAAGATCGTTGTGTCATTGCCCGGTGTCCCAGCGACATAAGCAAAAGTAGACCCGCCGATAGCGTCAAGGTCGGCCACGCCATAAACTGCCGCGCCACCACCACCGCCGCCGCCACCGCCTGCCGCCGTCGAGCCATTGCCGCCCGGCCCGATGATAACGAAAAACACACGGTCAACGCCGGTTGGCCGCGTCCAGTTTCCCGAACCCGTCAGGATTTCCACGCCATGCGATTGGACAAGCCCCTCAGCCTGTCCCAAAGGCAAGCCGTCAGTGTCGTCTACCGCGTCGCCTACGTCGTTTATTGCCTTACCGCTCGCGCTGATTTCCGCGCCTGTATCCGCCGCAAGAATGACATCACCCTCAAGGGTCGTCTCACCCGACACGTCAGCATCGCCGACGACTTCTAAGTCACCGGCTACCGCCATGTCCTGAGACACTTCCAAACTTGCCCGCAAGTGAGTAAGCCACCGTGGAGGGGTGCCAAGACCATGATAACCAACCACAAAAGTTTCGCCGTCGCGTGACTCGTGAACCTCTACAAACCCGGTGCCGGTGAATCCGTCCGCGTCGTAATCCACCCGGAATTGATCGGCAGACGGTACCGTCAGGCGCGGCACCTCTGTAAGCACACCGCCGCCCGTTGCCAGTGACTCGACAGTCACCGTCGATGGCGTATTAAGTTGTGGAGCCTCAAAAAGAAAAAAGCCGTAACGCCCGTTTGATTCCTGCAATGCCGCGACGTGTTCCTCGTCGCCATCGTTCCAGCGTGGACGAAACGCCGTGTCTGGGTCTCCGTCGAAAGGGTCGAATCTGTAAGGGCTGTTTAACTCGCCGGGCATGGCGCCGCGCGGTTGCCGTTTATACGTGTGGTCAAGCGTTATGCTTTACTTAAGCTCACCGGCTGATTGAAGCTCTGAGGTCAGTTGTTGCAATGCTGCCACATACTCGACGAGCGCCGCCGCAGGTTGGCCCCACTGTGACTTGACTTCGATCTGACTCGGCGTGTAAGAGTAAACGGCCTGATTCAATTCGACGTGGTAGGTCTTATGGCCCACAAACTCAAAGTCCAGCTTGTCAATCCACACGGACGTTGCCGAAGCAAACTCGTCGTCTATGCTGAAACCGAAATATTTCGCGTCGCGGATATTAGCCCCTGAAAAGTCAACGACGATAGGCGTAAAGACTGCCGCCGCCGGGAAAGCAATCTTGACCGTGTTTTCATCCCATGCGTCAACGCCGATGCCAAAGGTCATAAACGAACCGGCGCGGGTTGAGCGGGCATAAAAAGCGATGCGCTTCACGAGTCCTTTTGTGTCGATTAAAAGTTCCGCCGTCTGTCCGTTCGCTGACGTGAAGTCGAAACGCGGGCAACCGTTCGCAAACATATAAATTTCGGTGTCCGCTTCTACCGCCAAATCTCCAGAACCGCCGATGGCAAACTCTGAAACGTCATCGACGTCCAAATCGCTGACCGTTTCGCGATACCTACCCAAAGGCATAAAGACCCGGTAAATACCCTGCGCCAGATAATCCCGCTGCGTTAAAGCCTGATAAAGCCCACCCTTCGCCGATGTCTTCGGCTCGGCAAGGTCAATCAGTAGCGCTTGCCCATAAGTCTGCGCGTCGAGTTCTGAAATATAACCGGGGATTTTCTGAATCAGTTCATTACGCCCGTATTTATGAATCGACGATACGTCATTGAATGGCCCGACCACGCCGAAGCCTGACTCGCCACTCCCTGCCGGCTGGTCGCGGTGGATGGAGATTGTATTCTTTACCGCCTCATAGTTTTCTTGCGGCTTGAAATCTTGCATCTGGTAGCCGATGAAAAACGACCGCACCCTATCTGTGCGAAGGTATTTCGTCCAAGTAAACGCGCCTTCACCGTCGACGCCCCACAGGTAATAATAATCAGGCGTCTGCGTCAGCTTTTGGAAAAAGTCAAAAATCTTGCGCAGAGTGAATTTTGAAAGCTCAAGGTCAGCGGCAATCGTCACCCCTGAAAGGTCGCCGATCTTTGCCGGATCATATGAAATAGGGGAAAACTCGGGTTGGCCGACGCCATTTTCTGCGAGTGCCGCAATTATGGTTGTCGTATCTGTTCCGGCTGAAAAAACCGTGAACCCGTCCGGCGGTTGCAGAGTCTCAAGCCACCGGCGAAGACCAAACCCCTTGTAAATAAGCGGCTCCGTCTGCGTTCCCGGTGTCGGCGGTACTGTGATTGCACCCGTGAACCAATTAAAATCTGAGTTCCCGACATTGAATTTTACAATGGAAAAAGGCTCAATCGCGAACCGTGGCGCGCGCAACAGCTTTAAGGAAAAGTCCGCGCACCCGTTGCGGTCAATAGTGAACGTCAGTTCGGAAATCTCTGACCGTTGTTTATCCGTCCGAATCGTGCCAAGAATGGCACCTGTCAAAGTCGATATTGTAAGATTTCCACCGCTGCCGGGGTTAGTTGTGGGGCTGATCGTGTAGTCATATGCCCGGTTAAAAAGCCGGTGGTCGTATCCCCACCCCATCTGATTCCGTCGCCGTGACGTTGCCGGAGTGTAGCCCCCTAACGGCGACGAGGGCCCGCCGAGGCCCTCTTCACCTAATACAGATCCACCGAAGCCGGGCGCGCTCAAAATGGCCGCCTTGTCCGGTGCTGAATCGTAATCCCTGCGGCGCCGTAAGTCGAAGTGAAAGTGATTATATTTAATCCGGGCGGGAAATTCAAAAGCCCGGTGCCCTCTGCCAACGCAGATGAGACGTCAGTCACCGCGAGGCCGTCGTCAATTTCGATTGTACCCTCTCGCGAGTCGATTGTCAGGGTGGCGCCGGGAACAAACAACGCAGAACCCAAACGGAAAACGCCATCATTTGCCCCGTTCACAAGTTGAAACTCAGGCATCGGCGCCGCGCAGGTCATTATGATAATCGGCCACGCGGTCAACGGGCCATCGTTTGAAACAGCAACAGACCCACCGCTCGCTACCGTTGACCCGCCGCTATCCGTGCTTTCGATCTCTGACGGGCTTTCCCATGCGCCATCGGGTGCGAAACAGGGAATCGTCCACTCTTCGGCCCGGCGGTAGTTTCCGCCCGCTTTCGGCTTCGGCTTTATCGAAGAAGGGACAATCCAAAGGCGCTTGGAATAATCGGTGTCGGTGTTATCGTCGCATAAATACAGTTTGTCAGGCGTCGCCGTCGCGAGCATCGCAAAAAGTAAATCCGTCTTTGTGTAGTATTCTGCATCGTTCTTCGCGCCGACCTGTAAAGTCAGGTTGAATTTTCGCGAGCCGATCTGCCTATCCCCGGTAACGTCGCCACCGTCGCGCCCGTACCGCTCATAAATCTTTACCCTGAAAGGCAGTTCCGGGGTCTCAACTTCGGGGATGTAGTCCTTTGCGGAACCGAGTAAAAGTTCATCCGTGCCGTTGCGAATATACCACATTTACGCCCCCATGATTCCTAAACGGCGGATTTCAGTACCTACTTTTTCCGCTACCATATCGCCGATCATTGACGCGAGGTTCCCGTCAGAGCCTACCGCGTTTATCGCGCCGGATTCAATCACCACGTTAATGGTCGGCCCCATGCTGCCGCTGTCCATCGCATCGAAAAGAGCCGCAGTCCGACCGCGTGACAAGATAAGCTCACCGCCCTCGGCATTGAGATCTACACCCCCCTGAGAGTGTCGGGGCCCGTCGATAAGACCGCCAGTTTCAGCGATGAGCGCCGCCGGTTTGACCGGACGCTGTGAGTTAATCTCTGATACGCTCGCCGCCGTGGCGCCTGTGATGGCCGCTGCCGCCGCGATACCGAGACCCCACCCGACAAACGGAATAGGCGCAAGAGCCGCGAAAGCATTCGCTGCCGCTGTGATACCTGAAATAATAACGTCAGTAATCTTGACCGCTTTCGTCTGCTCGAAGTCCTGCACCTCTGCGTCATACTGAATTTGCAAACGCCGCTTTTCTTCGGCTTTCTCTTGCGCTGTCCGGTCAGAGTCGATCTGAGCGAGGCGCTTGTTTTTTTCCTCTTCGGTCTTTTTCAGAGCTTCGGCCTTTGCCGCTTCGAGGGCTTTGATATCTTCGGCGTTTTGCTTCGTCATCGCGCTGAGTTTCGCCTTTGCCTCAGAGTCGATTTTGGTCTTTTTGTCGCCTGAGTTTTTGGCGAGGTCGGTCAGTTGTTGTTGAAAGAGCGCCTCTTGCGCTTTGACGTATGCCTGCCAGTTCGCGTCCATGACGCCGTCATTAAGTCGACGCTGTTCCTTGTCGACCGTGCGCTCGCCCATGAGGGACTTTTCTTCCTCAAATCGGACGCGCTCTGCCTCCATAAACGCGGCGTGTGCTGCCTCTGCCTGTGCTTTCGCTGTCTGGTATTCCGCATCGTTGAGTAATAACCTCTGCCTTGATTCAAATTCTATGGCCGCTGTCTTTTCCGCTTCGGCGTCTTTGAGGGCGTTTATCTGGTCATCGTATGACTTTTCGAGCGCGGCGGCCTTTGCGGTTTCCTCTGCGTCTGCTGCTGCGCGCATTTCCTCGTAAGCTTTTTTCGAGCGGATGGTCAAGACTTCGAGGTCTCTGAGTTGAACTTGCGTGTTGTATTTCGAGGCGCCGGTGATGACGTTAGTGATTGATTTCATCGCTGAACCGATGCCGTTCATATATCCGGTAATTTCGTTTGTGGCGCGTTTGACGCCATCGGCAATTTTCATTTCAAGGCGGTTGAAAACTTTTTCGCCTTTGTCGCCAACATCGGACAATTGAAACTTGAAAAACTCTGTTTGCTCGCCTAATGCTTTTAGCCCATCTTTTGCGGCGGCAATGTTCTTATTTACGTGAGTAAAATTAAGTGTCGGCGGAGGTAAATTTGTTGCCGCTTTCCAAGTTTTTTGCAGTCCGTCAGAAAGTCCGTCGAGAATGGCTGTCGTTTTTTGAGTTCCTTTATATGCCGCAATTGTCATTTGCTTCCATGACTCTTGCGCGGCTTCGGAATTGCCTTTCATTGCGGCAGACACCAAGCCCTTGAAGTTTGTTATTTGCTGCGATGCAGTATCAAGGCCATTGGCAATCAAAGCAATGGCAGAGCTTACAATTTGAAAAACTGTAGAGACAGTTGCGGCAAGTGACGCCATGACCTTTGCAAAGGCCGACGCTCCTTTTTGCGTCTCCCCCATATTTTTGCCGGTGCGCTCTAATGATTTTTGAAGCTCTGCATCGTCTGGCGGAGAAAATATCTTTGCGATAGAATCGACAAGACCCTTTATGGCTTCCCATGCAGTTTTTGCTGCATCCACCACCGGCTGAAATATCTTGCGGGCGCTCTCCCCGTACTCTGAAAAGAATTTCAAAAGACCCGCAATCGCCGCAGTTAGGGCCATAATCGTAATCCCGATCGGCCCGAACGCCGTAGCCATGCCCGCCTTGACGGTGGGTAAAATAGCGTTCAAGGCAATAAACCCGGCGACAAGCGCCGCCATGGCTGTAAGTATTGCGCCCGTTGTGATAATGACATTTTTCGTCTCAGCGGAAAGACCACGCCACCACCCTGTGACGCTCGCGATTGTATCCCGGACGGTATTCATAATCCCGCCCTGATTCGTCCATGCGATTAACGACTCGCCTAAAGCGGAGACGAGTCCTTTAATTGCGTTCTTACTGTCCGTTAGATCGTCGTTAAACTTTTCCGCCGCCGCTGCTGCGCTCTCTGTAACTACAAGACCATACTTTTCAGCCTCGGCACGCGCCGCAGCGAGCCCAGCTTTCCCGTCTTTCAGTAAGTTGACAAGCTTACCGCCTTCCTCGCCGAAAACCTTCGTTGCAACCGCCGCTTGATCTGCCGGGTTTTTATATTTTTTCATCGTCTCGGCTACATCGCCAAGCAGGGTATCGGCGGTTTTTAAGTGGCCGTTTGTGTCGCGAACGGATATCCCAACCGTTGCCAAGTTTTTGGACAGTTCGGGCGTTGTATTATTCAGCTTGCCCAAAGACTTCGAAAGCTCTTCGGTGCTGACGTTTGACTTTTCAGCCGCGACCGCGAGAGACGAAAACGTCTCGACGCTTACCCCTGCCGCCCGTGAAGCTTTGACAGTTGCGTCTTGCCATTGCGCTGTATAGACTGCTGCCGCCGACATGCTCGCGGAAATCCCCGCGATGACTGCCGAGAATTTTAAGACCGTCTTTTCTGCGTCAGAAAGCTTTTTCTTTACGTCGGCATTGTCAACCGTTAGCTTTGTGACTATCTCTTTAACGGGCATTTTTTGCGCCTTTCTTTGGTGGGGTAACTTGCTTCTTAGCCATGTCGAAAACGTCGGGCCCTGCCGCTGCTTTCGCGTCTATTTGGTTTCGCAGGTTGCGAATCGACTTTTCAAAAGAATTGATGACCTTTTGTTTTGCGGATGAGGCTTTCTTTGTGTTTATGTTTGCAATTGACATATAAACCAAGTCCGCCTTTTGTTTCTCATATTCGCGGATTTGAGCGGCAACCTCTGCCGCCTCCACGTCTGAGTAATCTAAGTTCTCAAAGTCTGAAAGGCTGAGCGTAGAGACCTTGAGAACTTTCTCGAAATAAGCTATTCTTTTTTTTTGCCAGCCTTGCCGCCATTCTGCATGAGTTCGGCCATTGCTTCGGAAAGCTCACGAATGTCGTAAATGTCCATGCTGTCGAAGTCTTCGCGGGTGATTCCTTCGAGCATGAGCAAAACCATTTCGATTGAGTGCTCAAGCGCCGAATCTTCGTCACCCTTTTCGGTAGCCTCTGCCGCTTTCTTTTCCAGTGCTGTGATGCTTTCCAGAAACGCCTTGCGCTCTGACAAAATAACCTTGCGGCGAAGCAAGGTTTTGTTGAGTGTTTCTGTTTTGATTTTGAGACCGGCCCGCCCGGTCTCGGTTGTGATAAACTCAATCAGCATTACGGAATGACCTCTTCAGGGAGCATCGTCCAGACGTGCGCCGGTACATCGTCGCCGTCAGAGTTCGGACGGAGCACGATTTCACCCGCCGGTACGTAGTCAGCCGATGCCGGGAAGCTCTTAAACATGACAGTGATAAACTGCTGTGTAAGGTCGTGTGTCCATTCGCCTGACTCGATACGTGGCGCGCACACCATGTAAACGCGGTCGAGCAATTCTTCGGACGGTTGGCCGTTGACGTATTTCGTCAAACGAATCCAATACAGATTATCTGTGAGGCGTGAGCCCATCGCATTGACGATGGCAACGCCAACGATGTCCGAACCGTCGCGCACGATTGACGCACCGGGAAAGGTACGCTCGAAAGCCTCGGCCACCATTTCGGCAAGACCGAGTTCGACCATTGTTTCCTGTCCGGTTATCTGAGCGTTGGCGGGTTTTGTGCCGTCTTGCATCGACATTAAGTCGAGGTAATCAGTGCTCGGCGTCATGGTCGCATGATCTGACTTACCGAGGTCTTCCCACCCGCTTTCGTCTTCCCATGAACCGTCAGCGACTCGCTTGACTTCTGTTTTACATTGGCCCGCTTGAAAGTTTCGAGCGCCGCCAAACCATCCGGTATATGCCATAAGTTACCTCACTAATTGAAAAATTTCGTAAGGCCGCGCGGTTGGGCGCCTTACTTGGCGTCAATACTTTAACGCGTCTTCGATACTGACTTTCTGAAAGTACGTGATGGCAGATTCTGCCGAGGCGTTGACGATCTTCTCCGCGGGGAACACTGCAAACTTCGAAGCCTGCGCGGAAAAGATATGCTCGCGCCCTTCGCCCTGAGAGTGCAAAAACTCTCCCTGTGTGGCATGGTGGCGTCCGTTAATAAAAGTGTAGTCGAGCCCCCACAAAACAACCCGCGCCGCATCGCCCTGTAAAGCCATAGAAAGCGCCGCCAGACCAGAAGACCCATAAGCGTAAACCGGCCCCGGTTCAGTGCTGAAATGCGAAGCCATGCGGAAATTGATAACTCCCGGCCCCTTTGCAGCATGCGCAGGGCTCAGAGTCAAGCCGCGCCCGATAGCCTCCGCATCTTCCCGGTTAAAAAAATTCGCGTCGATGGCTACCTTGAAAGCATATCCGGGCACCTTTTTATACGCATGGTTTACCGGGATTATAGTCCTCCCTGAAAGTTTCCGGTAATCAAACCCGGTGAGCGATGGCCCGGATCCGACGATGTGAACCGTTTTTCCGGTAAATTTACCGGTTATAAATTCTACGTAATTCATGGAGGAAATACGTTTCGCTCCCACTGAGCATCGAAAGTAAGCGTCCGAACCATGACCGTCAGGTCTGACGTGCTCGACGATGCGACCTGTGACCCGGTGTAAATCAGGCGACGGACGACTCCGCCAAGTACCTGATTTTCGCGGATAAGGATATTTTCCACCGCTTCTTGAATCTCTCGAAGCTGAGTGACCGCCGGGTCGTTCGCGTCTTGTTTTTCCTGAATATCGCGGCCTTTTGAGATAATCTCGACTGAGATTTTTTCCATGGTCTCGTATGTTCGCTGAGTCGGCGAGAGCGTCGGCGCGTCGCCGTTGTCCTTTACATTTATGGCCGGAAGCTCCATCGAATCAAGGTTCAACGTCCGCCAGTCATAAACACCGGCCACGGCCGTAATACTTGAAAGCTCGGTAATGATAGCTTGAACGATTTCAGCGCCTTTCGTCATATTGCCTCGCGGAGAATCACAGCGGCCAATCCGTTTTCTGGGTCTCGAACGTCAGCAATCGGGAAATCTTCGCCGTTGATTTCCAGCATATTTTGATCTGAAAGCGGTTCGTCGAGTTCGCTGTTTATGTCTTCAAGGTGAACGAAAGCTCGCGGTGTGTGCATTGCAACGCCCGTGCCGTCCGGTTGAATCTCTACCCAGTCTGAATCGAAGATTAAAAGCCATGGAGGGTTGAAGTCGGCCCCATCTAAAAGAACAACCCCGGCAAGGTCTTTTACCTTGAACGGGGTTTCCTCTGCAAACTCTCCGCTCGTGATCGAACGGAGGTCAGCTTTGAAAGAATCGCGCAAGGCTTAGAAGCCGGTAGCGCGCCGCACGCCGTGTGCGTTGGGGTTCAGCGGGAACATGAGAGCGGCTGTCAACATTTGGTAAATGTACGCGCCCGCCTCTTTGTCCGGCCAAGCCTTCATATGACGTTCGGCGGCGACGGGGTTTTCTACGTCATCAACGAGCGCATAAAGCGGGGTAATGCCTGCCATGGTTGAACCCACGATAAAGCGGTCTGTGTCCATGAATGGTGTAAGAACGCCTGTTTTCGGGTGCTTATACCAGTCGGGCACTTGCCACCAGTCGCGACCGTCAGCCCGGCCCATCTTGCGTGCGCCGCTTGCCTCCAGCGTGTTATCAAGCTGACCACGTGCCGACCAGTCAGTCGACAGGGCACGCTGTACGCTTTCGAGTTTCAAGGCAGCGTTGGCCGCCGTTTGCCCCATGATAACGTAATCACCGGGAAAGCCCGACCATTTTTGCGTCAGGTCTGCCAGCGTATTAATATCGCCAAGGGCGTCGGCCGTTGAGGTTGTCCATGCTGTGCCGACGTTTGCGGTATTCAGTGCAGCTATTCGGCCTGTTGAGATAGTGCCCAACGCGTCGCCGGTCTCGCTGTAAACAGTTACCGCGCCGGTTAGCAATGCTTGGAAAGCCTGCAAAATCTCGGCCCGGCTGATCGATTGGTCGAGCTGGTCAAGAATCGTTGCCGAAAGAGCCGTGACCGCGTTTGCCCGGCTGTTGCCGTTTACGGTCATACCTTCGCCGGGGAGACGCTTTGTCAGGTCGAGAGAGGTTAAAACCTTTTTCGGCTTGAATGAAGGCGGCTTAACAACGAGGCCGGTGTATTCCGTTTTTTCGGTCACGTTCGCGGGTGCACCGCGAGGCGTTGACGTTGCGACTCCACGATCATCGCGCCATTGTGCAATGTCGATAAGGTCGCTCGCGAAAAATTCCGGCGCGCGGAAAAGGTAATCCCTCAGAAAGCTCGCGGGGCGAGGTGCTTCGGGAAGTGCTGCTGTGATACCTCTGAGGATATCCTCAAAAACTGGTGCTGGCATAGTGTGTTACTCCTTTTCCTTTTTACTTACGATGCGGGGAATGCGCCGTCACGGAACGGTACAATATGCACACCTTTAAGGCGGCATGCTTGCGTAAATGTCTCGTCTACTGCGTCGCCGGAGGCCGAGAAAATCAGAGCGTTTTCGTTGACTTCGCAACCTGTGATGACCTCAACGCCGCCAAGCTCTCCGCCTGTTGCGTCGTAATCGTCGGGCGAAATGCCGAAAAACGGATTAGACGATTTGTCGGCGTCGGTATAGGTGATGAGTTTTCCGGTTGCTGTGACGATGGCCAAAACCTCGCCGCGTACAACGCTTTGCCCCGATGTCAACGTGAGATAGCGTTTTGTTTTTGGGTAACCTTCGTTGAAAAGGTTGTCGTAGCTGATTGTAGCCATGTTTATTTACCTGCCTTTTGGTTTCTGTCTCGTTGGAGATGTTTAACGATTGCGGCGGCCTGTGCTTTTGTGTCGCCCTCATGCGGCGCGCCGGTGCTTGAGCCCGTGTGCACTTTTGTAAAATCGCCGGTGATGCCAGCTTTTGCGCGGCGGGCGAGTTCGGTGTCAGAGGGGTTTTTGCGCACTTCGAGAAGTTGACGCATAAAATCAGCGGCTTTGATCTTGCCGGATTTCAGCGAGGCTACGACCGCTTGTTCGTCGGTGTTTGCTTTGTCAGCGAGGGCTGTAAGTTGCGCCTCTTCCTCTTTTGCGGCGGCGGCTTCTTTACCTGCTGACTCTTTGCCCATGTCGTAAATCGCCTGATAAACTTCGGGCTTATTTTCTCTAAGCCACTCGGGCGAAATTTCTTCGGCGGTCTTCGCCTCTTCTGGGGTCATTTCCGCTTTTGCTTTGCGTGTCGCGAACCATGATAATTTCATTTCGTTTTCCTCGCTTGCGCTTTCCGCGCTTTCTTCGGTCTCTTCGATTTCCGTTTCAGCGGCCAAAGAAACCGGCGCCGCAGCGGTGAAAGCTTTCGCGAACGTCAACGCTTTTTCTCTATCCCCGATTTCATCTATCATCCCAACGGCGAGAGCCTGCGCGGCTGTGAGCAATCCGCCCTTACCCCACTCGGCTTCGATCTTCTCGACCGGCACCTTGCGATTGATTGAAAGCTCGCTTACAAACTGCTCGAAAGTGGTGTCCAGTATGGCTTTTTCGCGGTCTACCGCAGCCGGATCGTCGCCTGAATTGAATTTATTCGGAGACTTTGAGGCAACCACCACCGTGCCAAAATCAATTTTTGGCAGAATGTTAATCACTCCGATTGAGCCAAGAAAGGCTGTAGGATGCGCGAAAATTTTCTGTGTGGCAGATGTCAGCCAATACATGGCCGATGCTGAATACCCGGCGACATAAGTTACGGTCGGCTTTGTGGATGCGCGGATGATTGCCGCAGTCTCGGCGCATTCCGCCGCGTCGCCGCCGCCACTGTCTACGTCAAAAAAAATGGCTTTGATATTATCGTCAGATTGTGCGCTTTTGACGGTTTCCTGAATCCGGCGGTACGTGCGTTCACTGAGACCGCAGCGTATGGACAGTTTCAAAAGTCCGTCGTCTACGCAGGTTTCAACGCCCGCGCCGAAAAACATATCCCAAAAAGCGCCCGGCCTACCGGACATCGGTGTTTTGATTAACATTATTTTCCCCTTGCGCCTCAATTTGCGCGGTCTCGGCTTCGAGTTGTGCGGCGTCTGCATTGTCAGTGGCTACCGACGCCGCTTGGCTATCTATTGCGATCTTTATCCCCGCCGCTTCGCGGACTGCTTTTTCACGGGCAAGTCCGGCAATCGTCGACGAGTAGTCGTTGCCAGTCATCTGAAGAGACTCTTCTTCAGTGGTCGAGAGTCCCTGCTCAACGCGCATCCGTGAGCCCTCAAGGTCACGGGCGTCGTCTATGTTCCCGAGCGGCTCCCTCGTAAACGTAACTTTTGACCACGCCTCTTGCATTTCCATGTCTGAAAAAAAACCGGGCAAAGAGTATTTACCAGACGCCACGCGGCAATAAAGCCACTCGGTAAACACAGGCGAATTGAGGTCGGTTTCGTATCTGTCAGCCATAGCCCCAACGGGCTTTTTGAAGATGTTCAGCGCCGCGCGTGATGCGGTATAAGACGAACCGAATTTACGCTTATAAATTTCCGGCGGGATGCCGCAGGAAAAGGCCGTCTCGTCGCGGAGGTCTGAGGCAAATTGCCCATACTGTACGTTAGGACGCTTTGGGTCGACGGGGTTGGCTTTCTCACCCGGTAAGAGGCGTTGCACGGCGCCGCTTTCAAGGTTCAGGTCGTCGGCGTTTCCGCTGGTAACGGCTTGATGATATTTTTCCCGAAGCTCGTCAGACATGTCCTGTAAAAAGTTCGGGTCTGGACTTTCGACAGTCATGGCAAAATATGAGTTCACCACACCGGCGCGAAGTTCGTTTTTCTTGAGGTCAGCCAAATCTTTGAAAGTTAGGATGTTTTGTGCATAGAGAGGAACGCCGCGAACCTGCCCCGCGCGCAAAGGTTGCAGCATGTGCAAGACCCGCTGCCGACCGGATACCGGCGACACGAAGTCTACCGTGTCAAACTTCTGATCGTAAACATTGTCGAGGCTTCGGCGGACTTTGATTTGTACGGGTCGGCCACGGTCGTCGAGAATCAGGCCGAGCACGTTCTTCGAGGTTGGCGGTTTATAGTCGTAAACCCTGTCAGGCTCAATCAGTCCGACATTCAATTCGATTGAGCCGTCCGCCTGCGTCTCGCGGTTCAGGATGACGAACGCCTCGCCGCTGTGCATTTCGGTACGCAAAATTAAGCGACTCTGCGTATAATAATTCATGGTCTGAGACGTGGTTGACTTCTTACTTTTTGCCCATGCGTCGAAGTCTTCACGGGCGCGCGCCGAAAATTCGCTGATTAGTTTCTCCGCTTCATCTTCCGTGAACCCACGCTCAACAAGTTTAGGAATCAGAATTGATCTTTTCGGGACACTTTGTGCGCGCTGACCGCGACCGATTGCGTAATCCACATAGGTTTCAACGATGGTACGAGCGTCGGCGTTGTTGTAATAAAGGTCGCGGCAAACTGCGCGGAGTTCGCGAAGGTCGTATACAATTTCGGAGTTTGGGCCACCGTATGAAAACAGGGCGTTTTTCAGCGCGCGCGGGCGACGTGTCCCGACTGAGCTATATGCCGAAGTGCTGGCGACTAGCATCGGGCCGGGATTTGTTGTCGCGGTATTCATGTTCGTGGCGCACCCACGCCATATTTTATGCGACTATGCCGACCGGATAGGACGTTTACTTTTGCTTCCCAATACTGAATCTGACGCAACAGCGCATCAACGCTTTGACGCTGAAAACTGCGTGAGCTATTCGTCGAGCCCATCGAATACCCTTGACCTTCGAGAGCCAAAAGGTAAGCGGCGTTAGCTTTGTCGAGGTTAGCTTGTGCGATTGCTAAGGTGATAGCGGCCATGCGGTGCCGCGCGGTTGGGGCTTAGACGCTTTGTCAATCTCAAACGGTATTAAGATAAATCGGAGAAATGGCAGCCTTCAAGAAACACAGGGATTATGGAGCCCACAAACTTTTTACAAAGGGTTTAATCAAGCTTTGACCTTTACCAATTAACGTCTTAAAGTCTAATCTCTGAACCTTCATTTTTAAGCCTTGTTGTTTAATCTTTGATCTTTAATGAAGTGGATTTGAACCACAGCGCCTGTTTGATAGTCAGATGCTTTTCCTTAAAGCTCCCAAAGCTTTTGCATTTTTGCGATGCTACGCCGTATTTTCCGTACAGCGCGGACGGTTCCATATTTAAGTGTTTTCGCCATTGCCCCGAAAGTATTACGCCTCTATTTCTGTGCGAGAATTGGACTCAGACAGAATGAAATCAACCTCCTTTTCAAACTCTTCGATTCCTTCCTCTACCTCTTTTATTTTTTTTTGGAGGTCGAGCGGGTCGATAATAACCATTTCATGCGCAGCGCGAAAAGGTTTTCCGACCATCTCGTAATCTTCTTCGCTTGGCTTTTTATCAGCCGTCGCTAAGTTCGCTTTAAGCATTTCAGAAATTTGATTTTCTATGGTCGAGTTATGCTTTGTTGCGTGCTGCGTTATCTTGGCTTGCTGCTCTTTCATTACAAGCAAAAGCTTTTTCGTATATTCGATAGACGCCTTTTTTTCTATCGCTTCCGCCACTGAATAATTAGAGCCCGCAATCTTAACAATCGTCGCAGCATTGGCCGCCATGATAGCCGACTTAATTTTACGTCGATTTTCAATCAGGGTTATGATTGATTCAAAATCTGATTTAGCGGTTTGTTTCAATGACTCAGGGTCTAAGTGTCGAAACGCAGTCGCCTTTAGTTTGTTAGTTTTGCAGTCGATAAATATCGCCGCTGTGGTTTGTTTATTTATTCGCGCGTCTAAAAGCTTTATTTCAGCCAGCGCCCGTGTGATTGTCATTTTCATCCTTTATGCTCCTTAAACTTAATGGCCTCTGGTCGCTACCGTGCACACTTACACAATGGGATGAATCACCGCATAAGTCGGTAGCGGCCAAAGGCCACTCTGTTCATCCTATGTGCGCTTGCAAGGCGCGGCCATGTAGGCTGAACGCAATTTGATTTTTTAAGCTGTTTTGTCAATCTCAATCGCCGAACATGCGCCCGCCGCCGCGATTCCCGCCGAATAGGTTTCCTGATTTTTTACGAATCATAGGTTTAGATATTCCGCCAGCCGGACGCGGTGCGGGGTTTTCTCCGTACTGCCTTTCGAGTTCGTCCCATTGTTCCTGAGAGTATTTCTCAAAACCGCAAATCAAATAAACTGCGCGATTCCCAACCCCCGTGTCGAGTGCTTCGTTTGCCTTCCCCGCGCCTTTTTCCCAAACAGGTTTTTTCGTGCCGTTCTTGCTGTATTGCCAGCGAAGTTTTTCGGCTGTCCTTTGGTGGAAAAACTCTTCGGGATAGTGGGGGTGATGCACAAACCCCGGCGGCCATGTTCGATTATGGTCGTCCCCTTTTGGCCGCAATCTTAGCCGCGTGTAAAATTCAATTTTCAGTGTAGAGGAACCTATAATCCAAACGCGCTGAGAGCCGAGTTTCTTTTTGTCTCGTGACCAATAGTCTGTATTTTTGTATGCCCCCAAAGCCGGTGCGCCAAAGTTCGAGGCGCCTTTTGTCGCAAACACTCTTTCGCGCGGATGCTTCTTCACCCACTTATAAACGTCTTTCGTCCCTGCCCCTGAGTCAATCCCTACTCCGCGTAATGACATCGCCGCGCCGTTCGGATGCTGCCATGTTCGCGAAAGGTACGTGTCAAGCTGCTCCCATTTCGACTCGCCAGCTAAAATATCATATTGAATTGACCACGATTCTCCGTGACGATTCCACCCCATAACCTCAATTTCGAGGCGCCCGGTATCTTCGAGCTGGTAGTCAACGAAAGCAGTGAGAGCGACAATCGACTTGTCGGGAATAGTCCCGATCTCGTAATCTTCGCGCAAGTCGTAAATTTGTTCCCATGGGGGAGCGTCGCCAAAGTTTTTCCAGAGGTATCCCAAAACGGTATTGTAAAATACCTGTAACTTTTCCGGTGTGTCGGCGCGTTCGAGGTCGTTTATTAACTCTTCCCATGTCCGCCACGGGCTGTAAAATTCGTTAATGAATCCTGAGCGCACGCCCGGTTTAGGATTTGGATTTTCCGAAACCGGCTTCCCTGCCGCTATAACCTTCGCCTTGTCTTTCTCTGTGATATGGCCGCCGCATTTTGGGCAGACGAAGTGAACGGGTATTCGCTCGTTTTTCTCATTCTTATACTTCATATTCTTAAAGTGCAGTTCGTGAAAGTGTCCGCAATGCGGGCAAGGTACATACCATTTTTCCCGCGTACCGTCCATGTAAAGCGGATGAATCAAAGACGTGGCTTCGGTCGACGGAGAAGAAACTGCGATGATTTTTCGGAATAGAGAGTTTTTGACGCGCGCCTTTGCCTGATCTAAAGGGCTACCCTCATCTCCAACATTCTGGTTCATGCGGTCGCACTCGTCCAAAATTACAACGTCGAGAGGGTCAGACGCCAGAGCCGCAGAACTGCCAGCGTGTGATATATTAAGATACCCCCCGACAAACTCGCGGAACATAATGTTTGTCCCTTTTCCGCGCCCAGCCTCAGAGACTAAAGGCCGCAGCGAGTGAACGTCTCGCACCATGGGATTAAAGCGGGTTTTCGCAAACTTCTTTGCTGTGCTTTCCGTGCTGGTATAATAGCCGATGCGGCATGGCGAAGTCTCTATCCGATAACCGCAGTACGCCTGCATTAAAAGCGTCTTAGATATCTGTGCCGAGCACATGATATTTACTTCTTGATGGTCTGAGGAAAGAAGATCGAAAAACCACCGCTGCCACGGGGCACGGTTAAAAGAAAACTTACCTTGCTCGGTTGCGTACTCCGCGCTTAGGACGAGGTTTTTTTCCGTCCACTGACTCAATGTCAGTTTCGGAGGTGGCCGCCATGCGGAGGCTAAGGCGTCGCAAAGCCGCCTGAATAAAGTTTTCTCGGATGTCAAAACTTAGTTCCTCTAACGCGGATTTTACTTCGTCGCCGATTATCTCGGCCACTCTTTTCGGGCTGTCTTCGGCGGCCACTGATTGCGAAACCGAAATCCCAATTGTTAAGAGCTTTTTTTTTGCGGCGTTTATATGATCGGTCGTAATTGCGACGATATCGTCAATATGAATGTGAGTAGCGGCGTGCTCGGCGTTTGTGTTTTCGAGTTTCTGGCGACGGGCACGGAGTAAGAGCGCCTGCTCGGTTTCTATATTTGCGCGGCGGTCGTTGCCTTTAACGCGGCGAAACTCAGCGGCCACGATTTCCGCAATGTCATATTTTCCACGCTCTACCGGGTTATACCCACGCGCCCGCAAGGTGTCTGGGGTGACACCCAAAATCTGCGCACAGTCGCGTACCGGCAAGACGTAGCCTTTAGACATGGGTTTCTTGTGTGTAAAAGTTATTGCGCAAACTTCGCTCGTAATCTTCGACGGTTGCCCGGTTGGCTTGTCGGTTTCGGATTGTCACTTCATCGGCAACGTAAATGCGGTAGAGGTCGTCTTTACTTTTTCCGCGTGTCGTCAGCTTTCGCGCACCGTTTGCTTTTACCGGGAACCCCTGAGACTTTCCGAAACGGCGTTTGCCGTCGAGCCGATAAATCATGGGCATATATTCAGCCATGCGCCGGGGGTGCATGCCTTTATCGAAATAATTAAAATCCACCGGGGCAACCGTTGACGCGTAATTATACTCTATGGTCTCAGACTTCACAAGGGCGAATTGCTCAGGCTTCAAAATCTCGTCGGGGTCTATGCTCATAAAATGGGTGCACTCGAACACGCGGCAAAGGTCAATCGCCTGATTTCGCTTTTGCGCTTCGCCGTCTTGCCCGGTGCCGATTGGCTCGAACCTGACAATCTCGTCAAACTTTAGAGACTTGCACAGCTTGCCGATTTTGATTAAATCTTCTTGCGTCCGTGATTCTCCGTAAACGCTTTTGGCAGACCATACCAGAGCGAGAAAGTCAACGTGCGCCCGTATTGCTTCGACCGACTCCGCGAGGT